TTTAAAGATACAGATACAATAAAAATTGATAAGCAGACATACACAATCAAATCTGCCGTCAATGTTGGAAATAGAAACGAGACTATAATCATTACAACAATGGAGAAAGACAATGAGCATAAACAAGTTAAGGTCGGAAAAGCTACTGACGTTTAATGACGGAGTAGAGTATAAAGCAAGAATGAGTCTTGATACCATTATCAGGATAGAGCAAACAATGGGAGTATCTATTCTGAAGGTTGGGAATTTACTTGCAAGTGCTGACATAACATTAACTCAAATAATTCAGGTAATAACATTAGCTATTCGATCTGGTGGAAATGATGTTAAAGAAAAAGATATAAAAAAATTGATAGCTGAGATAGGATTATTAGAAGCTATAAAAATGACAGGTGAATTAATTTCTTTAGCATTAAATGTAGATGATGATTCTGAAAGTGATGATGAAAAAAAAAGCGAGGAAGTAACAAGCTAGACGAAGATGCTGAATTGCCTTATCAACGCTGGTTAGAAGTTTGCGTTGGAATGATAGGATTAAGTCCTAAAGAGTTTTGGGATTCAAGCATTTCAGAAATAACATTTGCCATAAAAGGATTTAGCGAGTTCAATGGTAGTGGGAAAGACAAACCAATGAGCAAAGATGAATTAGAAAACTTAATGGAGTTAAACCCAGACGAATAATGGCAACTGAACTTGACAAGCTAGTAGTAAAAATTGAAGCAGACCTTTCTGATCTTAAGAAGGGTATGGCTCAAGCCAATAAATCTGTTAAAAAATCCAGTTCAGGTATGTCTAAAAGTTTAGGCAATCTTAGCAAATCACTTCAAAAAATATCAACTCGTGCTGTAAAAGTAGGTGCTGTTTTAGGTACTGTTTTGGCTGGGGTTGCTATAAAAGGTTTTGTTGATGTTGGTATTCAAGTGGAAAATTTACAAGTCAGATTAAAAGCATTGTTTGGGTCAGCAGAAGAAGGAACAAAAGCCTTTGAAAATATGGTTGAGTTTGCTGGTAAAGTACCATTTACACTAAATCAAATTCAAAGTGCAGCAGGAAATTTAGCTGTAGTTGCAGATGACGCAGATCATTTAGCAGAAATATTAGCAATTACAGGTAATGTTGCTGCTGTTACAGGGCTTGATTTTCAACAAACTGCCGAACAAATACAAAGGTCTTTTTCTGGTGGTATAGCTTCTGCTGATGTTTTTAGAGAAAAAGGAGTAAGAAGTTTATTAGGATTCTCTGCTGGAGCAACTGCAACAGCCGAAGAAACTATTTTAGCATTTCAAAAAGTATTTGGTAAAGGTGGTGAATTTGGAAATATGACTGATGAACTTGCTGGTACTTTGACAGGTACTGTTTCAATGATTAAAGATAAATTCTTTAGTTTTCAACTAGCAGTTTCAGAATCATTTTTTGCTGAATTAAAAAAACAATTTGGAGATTTTAATGGTTATTTAGAAAAAAATAATCAAAAAATAAAAGAAGCTGGAAGAGCTATTGGAGAAACTTTAGCTAAAACAGTTAGATTCTTGGTAGACAACATAGATAATATAAAATTATTTTTTCAGGTATTTGCTGGTGTAGCAGTAATTAATGCACTAGCAAGATTGACCCTAAGTTTTCAGACTTTAACATTAGCAATGTTACTTAATCCCTTAATAATGATAGCCACAGGTCTTGTGCTAGGTGGTGTTGCTATTTATAATTTAATTCAAGCTGTAGATGATTATGTTAAATCAAATGATATTTTAACAGAGTCAATGATAAAGCAAAATGAAGTAATGGCAGAAGCTCAAGGTTTATTGGCAAGTTATGGTAAAGATGCTCCTAGAGAAACTACACCATTTGAAGCAAGAAATATTATAGAAAATGTTGACAGAAAACTTGCATTAGAAGAAGAAGAAAAACAATTAAAAATAAATGCAAAAACTAGAATAAAAACACAATTAGAATCTAGTAGAGGTTTCGCAGCTCAAAAAATAAGTATGGAAGCATTAGTTGAAATGCAAAAACAACAAGAAGAGCAAGAAAAAAATTTAGCAATTATAAAAGAAGTAACTTCTGAAGCAAGAGGAAAGCAGTTTGATGAAGAAATGGAACAAGTTGCCAAACTTAACGAAAAATTTGAAGGTATTGGTCAATCAATATCAACTGCATTTGGTGAAGCTGTAGTAAGTGGAAAAGATTTTAAAGATTCTATGGTTGATATATTCCAAAGTGTTGCCCAGCAAGTAGTAGGATTAATATTCCAGTTGCAAGTTGTTGACCCATTATTAAGGTCAATAAAACAATCTATGGAAGCATCACAAGCGTCTGGTGGTGGAAATTTTTTAAGTACTTTATTTAAAGCTACTTTAGGAAGTGTTGGTGGTAGTAGTGGTGGTCATATAGATTCTGGCTCAAACTTTGCTGGTGGTTATGGTAGGGCTGGTGGTGGAAGTGTTAATGCTAATATGCCTTATATGGTTGGAGAACGTGGAGCTGAAATGTTTGTACCTAAATCTTCTGGAAATATTGTAAATAATAATCAATTAGGTGGTATGGGAAGAAGTCAGCCAATAGTTATAGAGCAAAATCTCAACTTCGCAACTGGTGTATCACAAACAGTTAGAGCAGAAATTTTGAACTTATTACCAGCAATACAAGAATCAACTTTAGGTGCAGTAAGAGATGCTAGATTGCGTGGTGGCTCTTTTGCAAAGGACTTCGGAGGATAAATGGCTGAAGCAACTTACCCATTAGCAATGCCTACTACCCCAAACTTTGTAAAAAGTGAATGGTCTATAAGTAGAGCCGTAGCAGTTAGTTCATCACCGTTTACCTATTCATCTCAAGTGTATAAATTTACAGGTGCAAAATGGAGTGCAGTTGTAAGTTTACCACCCATGAAAAGAGAACAAGCTGTAGAATGGCAATCTTTTTTTATGAGATTACAAGGTCAGTTTGGTACGTTCTTAATGGGCGACCCAGATGCAAGTGCTGTTAGAGGAACAATCGCAAACACCGTAGCAGTTAACGCAGATCAAGATGTTGGTGCTTATGATGTAACTATTGACGGAGCTGATGCGTCTGAATCACAATTATTTAAAACAGGTGATTACGTACAATTTAATTCTGGAGCGAACAGCAAACTGCATATGATTATTGCTGATGTTGCTAGTGATGGAAGTGGAGTTGCAACGCTACCTATAGAGCCACCTTTATCGGCAGCACTATTAAATAATGCAACTGTTTCTTATGCCAGCCCAAAATGCGTGATGAGAATGACAAACAATGAGCTGACTTGGAGTGCAAGTCATATTAGTTTATATGGAGTGAGTTTCTCATGCGAAGAGGTTTTATAATATTTTTATTTATTATGATGGTTGCTTTAATCTGGGCTTCAATGAAAGCATATGGAGCTGAGTCAACTGTTAACTACAAAAATCAACCAGTACCAAGTGCAATATCTGCTGGAGTTCAAAGCTATTCGCAGATGATATGCTCTTTTCCAGTAGTTGGTGCAATACAAACTTCAGTCGTTGGTTTTTCAACAGGAACAACTTTTACAGATTGGAATTGTGAGAGACGAGCCTTATCAAATTCACTTGCTAAAGCTGGATTAAAAGTTGCATCAATCTCAATCCTCTGTGCTGGGTCAAAAGAAATCTGGTCTGCTATGCTACATTCTGGAACACCTTGCAGTATTTGGAATGGAGAAAAAGCATTGATCGGTAAAGAAGCAATCAAATATTATAAAATTATGAGGTACATAGATTCGCATGGACAAATTCTTAAATATCCTGATTATCTTGGTGGCGATTATACTGTTAGCAATTACAGTAGTAGCAAAAGCAACGGAGACATCAAACGTCCTAAGTAATGGAAGTTTTGATGGTAATGCTGACGGCTGGGATTTAGACGGTACGGCTGAATATGATGGCAAAACTTATTCTGCTAGTGGTCTTAGTAAAGTAATTAGATTTAGTGGTGGTGATGGTGGCTCAATAACTCAATCAATAACTCTTGGAAATATTAATAGTGATACCAAATATATT